GTATTCTTGATGCATGTTTAATAGAGAGATCATTCGGGGAGGTCTTCTTCTCTGCGTTCTTTCTTATGACGCAGGAATTTGGCCTTGTCATAGGACTGTTCCTCAATGACATCAAGCAAGCGCACTATTACGCTTGCTAGTGTGTGCAAGATCAACCTCAGCATCAGTTGCTAAAGGTGATCATACCGTCGACCGGCATCTCGTACTTCATCGAAGTCTGCATTCCGTCATGAGACGGTGAGGTGCAGGCTGCGAGGAGAGGCAAGAGAAGGGAAAGGAGCATAGGCTTCATCAGCCATAAACTCCGCCCAGACCCACAATAGTATCGTGGACCAGGGTTTTCCCAGTGCCGAGCGAGTCTGCCAACATACCAACGAGGTTGGTACGCTCCTGGGGCGTCGACATTTCGTCGAAGATAAATTCCAGGGTGGCATACGCGGTTCGAACCGTAACGGGTCGTGAGACACCGTTGATCGTTTCGGTTTGCACGACGGGGACAGCCAAGTTGATCTTCCCCTTGAACTTCGATCCGGACTTCCGCATCGAAAGGGCGAACTTTTCATCGCTCGCCGGTACACCCGTCGACCGTACCACTAGCCCAGTGCCGTCTTTGACGTCACGAGGAGTAAAGGTATGGGTAACGGGGGTGGACTCTCGATCGACGATCGAGAGGTTCTGAAGTGCTGGCATCTTTCGACTCCTTATGCCAAAGCAGTGTGTAGCAAAGCTAACGCGCTTGCAATGCGTGTCGAGGAGGAGAAGGGTGATCTGAAGTACAAACGCGGAAGTACCATGGAAGAGTAAACGATCCTCTTCGTTGTCATGGAACTAACGTGAAAGTGATTGAGTTTTCCCGATAAGTAAGTCGGGAGTTCGCAATACCTCACGGAAAAGGAGCTAGCAGTCCAGGTCGTCAACGACGCACCTTTAAAGCTAAGTCCACAACTAGCAGAGAGACCCGAAAGGAAGTTCCCGAAAGGGATCAACCAATCGATCACGAAGGAATAGGGAAGAAGTTCCCATCCTAGTGACAATGGGTTTATGAGACCCAAAGAATCTGCTGTTGCTAGTTCAGCGTTTGTAACAACCATGTCTATGCGGAATTTAGCCCCAGCGACAATTGTCCCGAGGGGTTCCCATTTACCATATGAGGTATATGGGCGCACAGGCAATGGCCACGGTTCCTTGCACTCTCGCTTCGCAGAAACCAGAAGTGGTTTCTTCGATTGATCAACGAGGCGTCGTGAGACTGCCTCGATATCAGAGAGTAGGGGTGCCCAACCGTACTGGTATTCAAGCCAGCGGTTAGAG